TTGAAATCTTCACGCGCGGCGGGCGGCAGCAGGCCGTCGAAGTGCGCGCGCAGGATCTTTTCCAGGACGCCGCGGACGAGTTCCGCCTGCGGGAGCTGGCGCTCAACATCTGCGTCAACAAGATCGCCAACGCCGTCGGACGCTGCGACTTCCGGACCTTTTCCGGCGGGAAGGAGATCTTCGACGAGCTCTGGTACCGGTGGAACGTCGAGCCGAACGGGAACCAGAACAGCTCCGCGTTTTTGCACAAGCTGATCTATAAGCTCTGCACGGAAAACGAGACGCTGATCATCTCCCAGCGCAGGCGCACCGGCCAGCTTGACATGCTGGTCGCGGACAGCTGGCACGCGGACGAGGGCTACACGACGCGCCGCAGCGAATACCGAAAGGTGAAGGTCGGCTCCGTCGAGTACGACAAGACCTTCTACGAGCCGGACGTCCTGCACCTGCGCCTCAACCATCTGAACCTGCAGCCGATCCTGACCGCGCTTTACGCGAGCTATAAGCGCATGATCTCCGTCGCCGTCTCGGCCTACGAGTTCGGCGCCGGTCAGCACTGGAAGGTGCACATCGATCGCATGCAGCGCGGCGACACCGAGATGGAGGGGCGGCTGAAAAAGATCCTCGACGAGGACCTGAAGACGTTTTTGAAGTCGCCGATCGCCGCGATCCCGGAATATGACGGGATCACCTACACCGACCTGTCAAAAGGAACGGGCAGCGACAAAAACCTCGACGACGTGCAGAAACTCTTTTCGGACGTGTACGCCCGCACCGCGCAGGCCTTCGGCATCCCGGTCGTGCTCATGACCGGGCAGGTCGAGGGCACGAAGGACGCGACACAGCGCTTCCTGACCGACTGCATCGACCCGATCTGCGACCAGCTGCAGGAGGAGATCCAGCGGAAAGAGTTTTCCTTCGAGGAATTTAAAAACGGGGATTTCATCCGGGTCGATTCCTCGGCCATTTCCCATTTTGATCTTTTCGACAATGCCGCGAACATCGAAAAGCTGATCGGCTCCGGCGCGTACTCGATCAACGACGTGCGCCGCGCGGCAAATCAGCCCAGGATCCCGGAAGTCTGGGCGGACGAGCATTACATGACGCTCAACATCTCCACGGTCGCCGAGCAGACGCGGCCGCTGGAGTGATTGAACGGGAAAGGAGGAAACCATGAGAGAACGCATGTGGGAACTGCGGCAGGCCGCAGATCCCGGCACGCTTGAGCTCTACATCTACGGCGACGTCGAGGGCGATTACTACGACTGGTGGTCGGGCGAGATCATCCGGTCGGAGACCTCGGCGAACGCATTCCGCGACGCCCTCGCCTCCTATCCGGACGTCACAGAGATCCGGCTGTACATCAACAGCTACGGCGGCTCCGTCTTCGAGGGCACGGCGATTTATAACCAGCTTCGGCGCCATCCGGCGCACAAGACGGTCTATGTCGACGGCTTTGCCTGCTCGATCGCGTCCGTCATCGCCATGGCAGGCGACACGGTCGTCATGCCGAGAAACACGATGATGATGATCCACAACATGTGGATGCGCGCGGAAGGCAACGCCGCGGCGCTTCGCAAGGCGGCGGACGATCTCGACACGATCAACGCGGCAGGCCGTGCTGCCTACCTCGAAAAGGCCGGCGAAAAGCTCGGCGAGGAAAAGCTCACCGAGATGATGGACGCCGAGACCTGGCTGACCGCCGAGGAGTGCATCGCCTACGGCCTGGCCGACGAATACGCCGAGGCCGACGCAGATCTTAGCAAGGCGCAGGGCATGCTGCAGAAGGCAAACCTTGCGCTGAGCAAACAGGTCGAGGTCAACCGCTCGATTGCCGCGCTTCTGCGGCAGCTCGCGCAGCCGGCACAGGAGCCGGAGCACAAGCCCGAGCCGGAGCCCGAACCCGCGCCCGAACCCGAACCGAAACAAACCCTGATGAGCTTCCTGGCTAGAAGCCTGGAATGAAAAAACGAAAGGAGAAAATCCCATGGCATTCAACCCGAACAAAACCGACCGCGAAGCGATCCGCGCCAAGATGACGCAGGCGCTGCGCGACAATGACGCCGAAGCCTACGCCGCGGCTTCCATGGAGCTGTCCGGCTCCATCGCCGAGGAGCTGCGCGAGCAGTATGACGCGCGCTTCGACGAACTCAAGCAGGACATGGACAGCCGCATCCTCGCTGCCCGCGGCGTGCGTCAGCTGACCAGCGCCGAACGCGACTTCTACCAGAAAATGCTCAAGGCATCCGCCTCCACGGATCCGCGTCAGGCCTTCACCGGCGCCGACGCCGCAATCCCGACGACGGTCATCGAATCCGTTTTTGAGGACCTGCGCCGCGATCATCCGCTGCTTTCCCGCATCCGCTTCCAGCCGACCGCGGGCAAGGCCAAGATCATCATCGGCACCGACGGCTATCAGACCGCCGCATGGGGCGCGCTCAACACCGCCATCGTGCAGGAGATGAGCGCCGGCCTTGTCGCCCTGGACGCGAACGCCTGCAAGCTGTCCGCCTTTGTCTACGTCCCGAAGGACGCACTGGAGCTGAGCCCCGAATGGCTCGACACCTATGTGCGCGAATGTCTGTACGAGATGTACGCAAACGGCCTCGAGTACGGCATCGTCGTCGGCACCGGCAAGGACATGCCGATCGGCATGATGCGCGACGTCTCCCCGACCGCTTCCGTCGTCGGCGGCGTGTACCCGGCAAAGAACACCGTCGCCGTGACCGATCTTTCCCCGGCCACCGTCGGCAACCTCCTGAGCCTGATCGCACTCGACGAAAACGGCAAGAGCCGCGCCGTGCGCGACGTGATCCTGCTGGTCAACCACCAGGATTATTTCGGCCGCATCTTCCCGGCAACCACCGTCATGGCGGACGACGGCACCTACCGCCGCGACGTCCTTCCGTTCCCGATCGACGTCATCCCGGTCGGCTGCCTCGACAGCGGCAAGGCCGTCCTCGGCCTCGCCTACCGCTACGCGGCCACCGTGGCCGGCGCGGACCGCGTCGAGTACTCCGACGAGTACCAGTACGTCGAGGACAACCGCACCTACATCGTCAAGGGCTTCGGCTACGGCCGCGCCAAAGACGACAACGCCTTCCTCTACCTCGACATCTCCGGCATCACGCCGTATGTCCCGCAGGTCGTCTCCGTCGACGGCAAGACCAAGTCCAACGTCGCCACGCTGTCCGCCCTGCGCGTCGGCGCGAACACCCTGACCCCGGCCTTCTCTGCTTCCACGATTTCCTACACCCTCGCCGTCTCCACCGGCGCGAGTGAGGTCTTCTTTGCGGCCCCGGCCGACGCGGGCGCGACGGTCCAGCTGAAGAAGGGCTCGACCGTGATCGCCAACGGCGACGTCGTGACCTTCGCGGCGGGCGAGACCGCCCTCACGGCCAAGGTCACCGCCGAAAACGGCAGCACCACGAAGACCTACACGGTCACCGTAACCGCGTCGTAACGTATGCAGCGCAGCGAAGTCCCGGCCGCCCTGCTTGAGGACGTCAAGACCTACCTGCAGATCACATGGACCGATCAGGCCACGGACGACCGAATCCGCGGCCTGATCGCCTCCGGCACGCAGTACCTCGACGCGATCGCGGGCGAGCCGATGAACTACCAGCGCGACGGCGATGCGCGCACGCTGCTTTTTGAGTACGCGCGATACGCCCGCGACGCCGCGCTGGACGTTTTTGAGACAAACTTCCGCCACCTGCTGCTCGGCATGCAGGCGGAAATGAGGAGCCTAAGAGATGTGGAAGAAACCATCGCGGCCGGATCATGCGGTCAGTCAGAGCTTTAACTCCGGCGTCGTCCGGATCCTGACCGTCACGGACGTGGCCGCGCCCGGCCGTATGCCGGCCCCGGCGCTTGCCGAGAAGGCCCGCCTGCCCTTTGAGGAGCGGCGCGTCGGCGTGTCCCGCTTTTACAATGCCCTGCAGGCGCAGGTGCGCATCGAGCGGGTGCTGCGCGTGCCGGATCCCGGCGCCGCGGGAAAAATCAGCCCGCAGGACGCGGCGATCATCCTCCAGGACGAGGCGCAGTACCGCATCGAGCAGGTGCAGCGCGTCGCGGATGTCTTCCCGCCCTGCCTCGATCTGACGCTGCGCACGGTCGAGCAGACGCTGGAGGTGATCCCGTGAGCTGGCAGGACAAGATCATAGAAGCGCACACGGCGGTCACCGACGCCGTCAGCCACTACAAGCGCTTAAAGTCCGACCGCTATTTCGTCTGGGCCGAGGACGGCCGCAGCGATCTGATCGCGGACGGCGTCCATTCCGAACGCGTCGTCACCGGCGTGACCGATCTTTTCACAAAGATCGAGGGCGACCCGTGGGCCGCGGCACTCGAGGAGAGCTTCGACGGCAAGGGCATCGCCTGGTCGCTCAATTCTGTCCAGTATGAGGACGACACGGGCTTTATCCACACGCAATGGGACTGGGAGGTCGTAGGCGATGGCGCGGGTGTCGATTAACGCGGGAGACGAGTGGGTCCGGGATCTTGTAAAGCTCGGGAACCAGGCGGACGCCGTCGCGGCGCGCGCGCTTGCAAAGGGCGCGGGCGTCGTCGCGGACAAGATCCGCGCGAATCTCGAGGCGCTCGCGGAGGATTTCAACCCGGACGAGGGTAAGCGTCCGTATCACTATCTTCCCGAGGGCGCCCACTTCTCCGGCATCCCGGACTACCAGAAAAAGGACCTTTTAGACAGCCTCGGCATCAGCCCCGTGCAGGCCGACGCGGAAGGAAACTACAACGTCAAGATCGGCTTTGACGGCTACGGCAGCCAGCCGACCGAAAAATACCCGAAGGGCCTGCCGAATCCCCTTGCCGCGCGCGCGGTCGAATCGGGGACCAGCATCCGCCCGCGGCAGCCTTTTGTAAAGCCTGCCGTCAGCAAGTCAAAAAAGGCCGCGATCGAAGCCATGCAGGAAGTTGTGCAGGCCGCTGTCGCGGAAACCATGAAGCGATAAGAAAGGAGCATCCCCAATGCCCCAGATCGGACTTAAAGGCATCAAGATTGCCGAATACATCAACACGAACGGCACCGTCACCTACGGCACGCCGATGTCCGGCGGCGGCGCGATGACCGCGAACCTCGAGCTGCGCTTTGCCGAGGGCCGTCTCTATGCGGACGACGCCCTTGCCGAATACATCCGCCGCGTCATCGGCGGCACGCTTTCCGTCGGCGTCAAGTACATCCCGGACGACGCGCAGAAGCTGCTTTTCGGCCTGACCGAAAAGAGCCGCACCGTCTCGGGCTCCACCGTCAAGTCCCTCCAGACCTCCAAGGCCTCGAAAGGCAAGGAAGTCGGCCTCGCGTTCTACGGCGAGGACGTCATCGACGGCGTGAGCATGGTCACCTGCGTCTTCATCCCGCGCGCCCGCTTCGGCGAGCCGTCGCTGACGCTCCAGACCATGGGCGAGACCATCAACTTCACGACCCCGACGACCTCCGGCGAATTTCTGGCCGACCATTCGGAGGCCGGCGTCATCAAGGACGTCGTCACCGTCGCCGACGAGGCCGCGGCCGAGGCGTGGATCGGCGCCTGCTTCGGAGCGTAAGCGATGGCGTCCCTCCGCCTGCCCGTCCGGGCATTCGAGCTCGGCGGGAAAACCTATCAGCTCGTTTTAAACATGAACGTCTTCGCGGATCTGCAGGAAGCGCACGACGGAAACCTCCTCGAGGTGCTCGACTCAAAAAATGAGATCCGCGCGGCGCTTGAGATCCTCGCGGCCATGCTCAACGAGGCAAACGACGTCTCCGGCGATCCGGAGCGTTTCACCGCGCGCACGCTCGGCCGCGCGCTCGGCGTCGGCCGGACCGCGCCTGTGCGCGAGCTCATCCGCTCCATGCTTACGCAGGCCCTCGCGCCGGATGAAGAAGGCACGGAAAAACCGGAATCCGCGGACGAGGAAGACGAAAAAAACTGACTGACCACCCGAAGGGAATCTCCTTCGGGTGGTATTTGAACATCTGGATGAATGAAATGCACAACGACGAGGCACTTTTCTGGCGCACGATGACGCCGCACCGCTGCGCGGTGCTCTACCGCGAATTTTTCGCGCGCCGCGCGCCGCGCGTATCTCCCGCGCCGCCGAAAAAGAAAGAGACCCCGTCGCTTTTTGCTTTTGTGACCGGGAAAGGAGGGTAAACCATGGCCGGCAAATATGACATCGGCCCGCGCATCGGAATCGAGGGCGAACGCGAATACCGCGACGCGATCTCAAACATCATCGCCGGGCAGAAGACCATGGCATCGGAGCTCCAGCTCGTCTCCGCCCGGTTTGCCGGGCAGGAAAACACGATCGAGGCGCTGACCGCGAAGCACGACGTGCTGCAGCGCTCGCTTTACGGCGAGCGGGAGAAGATCGAGAAGCTGCGCGAGGCCGTCGCCCACGCGGCCGAGGCCTACGGCGAGGGCGATAAGCGGACACAGTCTTACCAGCAGCAGCTCAACCGCGCCCAGGCCGAGGAGCTAAAGCTTGAAAAGCAGCTCGCCGACACGTCCAAGGAACTGAAAAAGCAGGGCGTCGAGCTCGAGACCGACGAAAAGGCGATGGCTGACTTCGGCGACGCGACCGCCGAAACCGCCGAAAAAACCGGCGGCCTCGGCGACCTCGTCGGCTCGCTCTCGCAGAAATTCGGCATCCAGCTGCCCGGCAGCATTACGCAGAGCTTAAACTCCATGCAGGGCTTTTCGGCTGGCTCGATCGCCGCCGTCGGCGCGGTCGGATCTCTTGCCGCCGTCCTCGTCAAGGTCGAGGGGAAACTTCTCGACCTCTCGAAGGCGCAGGCGGCCGCCGCGGACGACCTCGCGGCGCTGTCAGTCAAGACCGGCATTGCCACAAAAACCCTGCAGGAGTACGCCTACGCATCGGAACTGATCGACGTCTCGGTCGAGACGATCACCGGCGCGCAGACGAAGCTGATCCGCTCGATGGACTCCGCGCGCGACGGCGCCGCCGCGCAGACCGCCGCTTTTGAAAAGCTCGGGATCCAGTACACAAATACCGACGGAACCCTTAGAAACTCCGAAACCGTCTTCTGGGAGGTCGTCGACGCGCTCGGCCGGATCTCAAACGGCACCGAGCGGGACGCAGCCGCGATGGACCTGCTCGGCAAATCCGCGCAGGACCTGAACCCGCTGATCACCGCGGGCTCCGAGCGCATGCGCGAGCTTGCCGCCGAAGCGGAAAAAGTCGGCTATGTCCTCTCCGAACAGGACGTCGAAGCCCTCACCGTGCTCGACGACGCGCAGCAGCGCGCGCAGAAATCGAACGAAGCGCTGCAGAAGCAGATCGCCGTCGAGTTTGCCCCGTCGGCGACAAAGGCGATCGAAACGCTGACGGACGTCACGCGGGTTTTCGGCAAGGCGCTGGTCGACTCCGGCGCGGTCGAGGCCTTCGGCTATATTCTCGAGTCAGTTACAAGCCTGATCGCACCGCTCGGGCAGACGGAAGATGCCGGGAGAAAGCTCGAAAGCACCTTCCGCGTGGTCGCACTCACCTTTGCAAACTTCGCCGACACCCTGCAGGTCATCGCAGGACTTCTACAGGTCGTTCTCGGCGCGATCACGCCGGGACAAAGCGCGTGGGTCGGAGAGGGCTTCGGCCGTATCGGAAACGGTCTCGGTTTTTCGGGCGACAACTACACCTCCAGCCTCAAAGACAGCTGGGCAACGCTGGACGCGCAGCGCAAAGCCGAGTCCTCCGGCGACCCGACCTACTATAACGGCCAGTTTTACGGCAACGCGGACGCCGCGCTCTATGCCCGCTGGCTGGACGAAGGCGCAGGCATGTCCTTCGACTACTGGAAGCAGACGATCGGCCGCAACGCCGCCGGCACGGACGCCTGGCGCGGCGGTCTGACCTGGGTCGGCGAAGGCGGCCCGGAGCTTGTCGACCTTCCGCGCGATTCGCGGATCTACTCCGCGCAGGAATCGCGCGATCTGGCAGAATCCCCGCAGCCGATCACGATCATCGTACCCGGCGGCGTGCGTGAGATGGCGCAGGCCGTGGAGCTTATGAAAGCGCAGCGCACCGAATCCCGAAGGGGGGCGAAGGTTAGAAGATGAGCAAGACATTGACTTTTCAAACCAAAACGGCCCTGGAAGTGTCGCCCGGTGTCTATAATACCACTCAGGAGATTTTTTCGATCAACGAAACCACCGGAATGTATATCCAGACAATCGGTCTGCCTGAAATTTTGCAAACAGTTCAGCCGACAAGTGTTGTCCTGTATTTATACGGACAGGCAACGTCGAGGGACGGATATTATGTAGGCTATGCGCAAGCGAGAGTTGCCTCCGGATTGGATGTTGATAACGGTGTATTTCCGCCGTACTCACCGTCCAGTAACACAGCGGGCTCTCTTTCCACTGAACAGTTTACATGGGATTGGGTTGCATATCCTCTTTCCGAACGTGTTGATTTCTTAACAAATGGCATTTATCTAACGACGCGCTTTGTAAAATACTCGTCCTCTGCTGTCGTTCTCCCAACGAGCGCGAGGATTTATAGTGCGGCATCTTCCTATGCGCCATACATTATTGCAAAATACGACGAGGGTAGTCTTGCTGCCATCACCGACGCGCCGGCCAGCTACATCGACCGCACGACCCCGAACGTCTTTTCCTGGCATACGACCTGGACCGGCTTCCCGGTCGAGAACGTGCCCCAGACCTCGGCCAAGCTCCAGTGGAAAAACGGCCAGTCGGGGACGGTCAATACGATCGACATCTCAGGATCCTCGACGAGCTACACGATGGCCGCGAACACGCTGCCGGAGTCTTCGGAGCTTTACTGGCGCGTGCAGACGACGACCGCCTCCGGCTCCGCGACCTCCGACTGGCGCGCTGTGCGCACGGTCGACACCGAGGGCTTCTGCGCCGGCATTTCCCCCTCCGGCGCGTATATCGACGGCACGGAAGAAACGCGCTTTGTCTGGACCTACTCGACCGCCTCCGGCGCCGCGCCCTCGGGCTATGATCTCCAAATCAAAGGCACGGCCGACGCGGACTTCCGCACGATCGCGTCCGCGACGACCGCCGACACCTTCGCCCTGATCCCGGCGGGCACGCTGCCGGGCGGCTCTCTCCAGTGGCGCGTGCGCGGCTATAACCAGTCCTCCGTCGCGGGCGAATGGTCCGAGCCTCTTTCCTGCGTCGTGATCTCCGCGCCGGCCGCGCCGGAAGTCTGGATCGAGCAGGCTTCCCCGCGCCCGACGGTCGCATGGTCGGCAGTCGGCCAGCTCGCCTTTGAGGTAAGAGCGGGATCCTATTCCTCCGGCACGATCTTCGGCACGGACAAGTCTTTCAAGATCCCGACATACCTGCCGGACGGCCAGACCACGGTGCAGGTCCGCGTCCTCGGCGAGTATGATCTCTGGTCGCCCTATGGCCAGACATCGCTGACCGTCGCAAATGCCGGATCCGGCGAAATCCTCCTGACCGCGCAGGCACAGGATGGCGACGCCGCCCTTTCCTGGACGGTCGCCGAAAACGCCGTGCGCTATCAAATCCTGCGCGGCGGCAAGCTGATCGCCGAGACGGCCGAGACAAGCTACCTCGACCCCTACTCGATCGGCTCCGTCACCTACCGCGTCCGCGCGGTGCTGCCGGGCGACGACTACATCCTCTCCAATTCGGCCTCGGTCTCGCTCTCCGTCCCCTGCCCGCGCATCCGCGCGCTGGACGGCGGCTGGATCGAGCTCGACACCTACACGACGCCCCTTCCGTCGCTGCAGATCACCGCGACGCGTGACGTCGCGCTCATGCAGTACGCGGGGCACGACTACCCGATCCCAGAAGTTTCGCGTCACCGCACGCGCACCTGGATCGCAAACCCCGCCTTTTCGGATCACGCGAAGGCCGCGGCCTTTGAGCAGCTGCTCGGGCGCGTGGTCTACGTCAAGGATCAGTACGGCACGGAAATGACCGGCGTCATGGCGTCGATACAGCGCATGCCCTCGCGCTTTTACACGGAGCTGACTGCCGTCGTGCAGGAGATCGGAGGCCTTGACGTATGATCCGCGAGCTTGACTTCCGCGTCGACGTCCTTCGCCTCGGCGTCCCCTATTCCTCGCTGACGTTTTCACAGACGACGCCGCCGACGCTTTCCTGCGCATCGGACAGCGAGATCGCGATGACGCTCTCGGGCGTGTTTCTGCATAACGACGCCGTCGACTATCTCTCCGACGAGCTTCGGCCCGTCCTGATCGTCGACGGCGCCGAGCATCCCTGCGGCGTCTTCCGCGTCGTCTCGTCGCATGCGCAGACAAACGCCGCCGGCGTCACCTACGACCAGCTCGAGTGCTGCGACCGCGCCGTGCTGCTCAAGTGGCACAAGCTCGAAAGCCGCGATTTCTGGCCTGCCGGCACAAGCTACGACACGGTCATCTCGCACTACCTGATCGACGCCGGCATCACCCGCGTCTCGTTCACGCCCTCGGCGCACGTCCTCCAGTCCGACCGCGAGGACTGGGACGTCGGCACCGAATACCTCACGATCATCAACCAGCTTTTGTCTGAGATCAACTATGCGGCGCTCTTTTTCGACCCCTCCGGCACCGCGATCCTGCGGCCATACGCCGCGCCGTCCGTCTCGTCGATCCGGCACACCTACGGCGAGGGCAAAGGCGCGCGCCTGACAAGCCCCGGCTTTTCGGCGGATCTTGACCTGTTCGCCCGGCCGAACGTCATCATCTGCATCCTCGAGAACCCGGAGTACCCGGAGCCGCTCGTCGCGACCTCGGTCAACGATTTCCCGTCCTCTGCGCTGTCGACACTCCGGCGCGGCATGCGAATCCCGGAGATCGTCAAGGTGTCGAATATCGCGTCGCCGGACGAGCTGCAGGCCTACGCCGACCGCCTCCGCAATGAGGCGATGCAGACCTCGGAATACGTCGAGATCGAGTCGGGCATCCAGCCCGGCCACAGCGTCTCCGACACGGTCGCACTGATCGGCCTGTACAAAGAGGGCATCTACCGCGAAACGGCATGGTCATTCCCCCTCGCCGCCGGGCAGAAAATGCGGCATAAACTCGAAAGGACGGTGATGATCTAGATGGATGAATCTCTCGATCTCGGCTTTGAGGAGCAGATCCTCGAGCCGCAGCCGGAGGAAGAACCGGAGGCGCTTGTCCGCGCCTTCGCGACCGTCGGCGAAGTCTACGCCGACGGCCTCAGCCTGATCTTCGACGGCGAAACCGAGCCGACCGAAAAGCACTATCTTTGCAACACGAACGTCTTTTTTCAGGCGGGCGACCGCGTGCGGATCCTGGCAGATTCCGGGACCTACGTCGTCGAGTATGTCGTTGGGCCCCCGAAGCAGGCCCGCACCGTCGGCATTCCCGCCGGAGGCTCGGAAAATCAGGTGCTCACCAAGGCCGCCGACGCAGACTTCGCGGCGATCTGGAAGGCCGTCCCGCATGAGATCCCGGCAAGCGGCACGGTCGGCTACGTCCTGACCAAGACAAGCGACGGATTCTCCTGGCAGGCCGTCCCGATCGAGCTGCCGTCCGGCGGCTCAGACGGCCAGGTGCTGACGAAAAACGGCACGGCAAATTACGCCGTCAAATGGGCAGAGCCGCCGTCCGAAATCCCGGCATCCGGCACGACCGGCTATGTCCTGACAAAGACCGCCTCAGGCGTTTCGTGGCAGGCCGTCCCGATCGAGCTGCCGTCCGGCGGCTCAGACGGCCAGGTGCTGACGAAAAACGGCACGGCAAATTACGCCGTCAAATGGGCAGAGCCGCCGTCCGAAATCCCGGCGTCCGGTACCGTCGGCTATGTCCTGACGAAGACCGCCTCAGGCTTTGGCTGGGCGGCTGTTCCGACTGAGATCCCGGCCTCCGGCACGACCGGCTATGTCCTGACAAAGACCAATAACGGTTTTACCTGGCAAGCAATCACGGTCCCCAGTCCTCTGTGGATCCCGAATCCGGCGTACTCCGCCAACCCGTCAAGCTCGAGCTATGTCATCCAGTTCCGCACGGCCAACTATTACGGCGACGGCGCAAAGCAGCTGCAGTTCCGTGTCGGATCGTCCGGATCCTGGATCACACTCGCGACAGCATAAACCAAGGAGGTAACAATCCCATGATCTACACTGCAGTCCCCGGCCGTGCGATCCCGCTGGGCTATCTGGGAGAAAATCTTGTCGAGGCCGTCGTTTTCGACCGCACCTGCTGGCTGAGCGAGTACGGCCCCGGCACGTTTGAGCTGATCCACCGCCGCAGCCAGGACACGGACCCCTTCCCGATCGCCGTCACCGTTTCGGGCGGCACAGTCACCTGGATCCCGACCGAATCAGACACCGCATACCGCGGTGTCGGCGAATGCCAGCTCAGCTTTTACACGCCGGACGGTAAATTAAAAAAATCGGAGATCTACCAGACCGTCACGGCGCGCTCCCTGACCTCTGCCGAGGATCCGCCGTCTCCCGCGCAGGGCTGGGTCGAGCAGGTGCTCCAGGCCGCGGCTGGCATCCAGAACATGCAGGCGGACGCGGAAACCCTTGTGCCGGGAAGCGCCGCGACCGTGACGAAGACCGTCGACCCGGACACCGGCGTCGTGATGCTCACCTTCGGCATCCCGGAGGGCTTAAAGGGCGACACCGGCCGCGGTATCGCGTCCATGTCGGTATTATCAACCGGCGAATGGCGCGTCATCTATACCGACGGAACGAGCGAAACCGTCGGCTATGACGTGTACAGCGCGATCGATGCGCTGAAAACCGCTGCGCAGGAAGCGGCAGAAACCGCGTCCGGCGCAGCAGGTACGGCGGTAGACGCCGCGACGTCTGCCGCCGGTTCTGCCGCCAATGCCGCCGGTTCTGCCGAATCCGCCGCAACCTCCGCACAAAACGCAAGCCATGACGCAGACCGCGCCGAACAGGGCGCGGAGGACGCGCAGGAATCGGCAACTGCGGCGGCTGGGTCTGCAACATCTGCGGCAGGATCGGCTAGTTCTGCCGCGTCCGCGAATACTGCGGCACAGCAGGCAAAGACGGATGCCATTGCCGCGAAAACCGATGCCGAAACCGCCGCGCGAAACGCGGAGGAATGGGCGTCACAGGTCGACCCGGACAACCTCGCGCACATCGACGGCTCATATCCCGACATGACTGTCGGCAACGCTGAACAGCTTGTGTCTACGCTGTTTGTGGAGGGCACCGAACCCTACACGTTCCGCAAGGCTGGTGGATCGCATGACATCGGCAACCGCGAATATGATGAAATCGTCGGCGGCTCGTTGCCGTGGAATCAGATCATCCGGAACGGGAATTTTGCAGACGGTGCGACTGGCTGGACTGCGTCAACAGCATATTCATCTGTGTCCGTAAGCGCTGGCGTGTTGACGCTCTATCACACAGGTACGTCAACACGTTCATACGGTGTCCAAACCACCGCATCCGTAGTTGCTGAACACAAATATCTGTTTGCAGCGAACTATGTCCGAAGAAAAATTGGTGATGACGCAGATTTAAAAAAGCTGGTTTTGAAGGGTAACACAACGGTGTTGTGTACACTCGCCACCAACGTCGAGCCGGACGTGGCTATGCGTGTACGGTCGGTTTTTGCGTCACCAACCGATTATCAAACGCTGGACATAAGATTTGGCGGTTCGGTCTCAAACCCATACTCTGAGGATAATGACAAACTTTTTGAATTAAGCAACGTAAATCTGTTCGACCTCACCCTCATGTTCGGCTCGACCATCGCCGACTATATCTATTCCCTCGAACAAGCCAACGCGGGTGCTGGCGTCGCATGGTTCAGGCGTTATTTTCCGAACGATTTCTATTCCTATACTCCGGGCAACATGGAATCGGTACAGGTCTCCGCGCATAAGACGGTCGGCTTTAACGCCTACAACCCGGCGACCGGGACGGCAAAAGTGCTGGGCGGCATGCAGTATCAGATCACGGGTGCATACACCGCACTTGCCATTGACGGCGCGGCGATCACGCCGGACACGGACGGCATTTTCACGCCGAGCAAAAACGGTACGCTGACCGTCACAGGCGGCGACAGCACAACAACCTGTGTGCATCTTGTCAATTCCGGCTACCGCAACGGCGAATACGAGCCGTATGTTGAGCACAATTACCCGCTGGATAGCAGCCTGACTTTGCGCGGTATTCCGACGCTAGACGGCGACAAGCTCAAATTCAACGGCGATATTTACAGCGCGGATGGAACGGTGACGCGGCGGTATGGTATTGCCGATCTTGGACAACGGTCATGGACTCGTTTGGCCGCTGGATATTTCCGTTCTGATGGGCTCAACAACATCCGCGTTCCCTCGACAACTGCCGTTGTCCCAAAATGGATTTTGCTAAGTTCCGGTGGATACAAGACGGAATCGCCTACACATATTGTGAACAATCCGACAACATACGACAAATGTGTGGCTGTCAGTACATCGGGCTATCTGATGATTTCTGATTCAGCCTATACTGACGCGGCAACATTCAAAGCCGCCATGTCCGGCGTGATGCTGGTGTATGAGCTTGCCACGCCAACCACCGAAACCGCCGAGCCGTTCCAGTCGCCGCAGATCGTGGACGACTTCGGCACCGAGGAATATGTTGACGCTGGCTTTGCGGCAGGAACGCGCGATTTCGCATTTCCTGTCGGGCATGACACCAAATACCCGCCGAACCTCCGCGACAAACTGCAAAAGCTTCCCTCTGCCGCCGCAGATGATGGGCGGTATGTAATCCAGCAAACTGACGGCAACATGGCACTTGTGCCGGACACGTCGCCGGGACAGATCGCGGCACTTGCGGTGAGAGTCCCCGACCCGCCGACAACGGACGGAACGTACAGACTGACCGTGACCGTTACGGACGGAATCCCGGCTTATAGCTGGGTGCAGGCATAAAAGGGGGGTGCTGAAATGCGTATCAGAATCAAAGCTCCGAACGGCAAAAAGCTCCGCGACCTTCGGACGTTTGCCGAGCACAGCGAGGTTATCACCGAAGAAAAGTACCGCAACCGCTATGTGCTGGTGGACAGCGAGGAAGACCCTATCGTTGAGTATATGGATGGCGTAACGCTGGGCGACCGCGTAACAGACCTCGAAGATGCGGTCGTTGAACTCGCCGAGATCATCACGGAGGTGGAGAATGGTTAATATTTATGTGAGGAAGATCAAGGCCGGAGAAATGACGCTTGAAGACGTTCCCGAACGCTGGCGCGAAGCCGTGCGCAAGAAACTCGAGGCGCAGGCATGACCGCCGCATTTCTGACCGGCCTCGTCGCCGGAGCACTTCTCGGCGCGCTGATCGTCGCCGTCATGATGATGGACAGGAGGCCGCGTATATGACCGAGTCCATCATCGTCGCCGTCATCACCGGCGTTTTGTCTCTTGTCGGCGTGCTGATCTCCAATTTTGCTGCGCACAGCAAAACCATGTCGGCGGTCAAGACCGCGCAGGCCGTGACGGACGAGCGCATCGAAACCCTGACGCGCGAAGTGCGCGCGCATAACGGCCTGGTCGAGCGCACCTATGACCTCGAGCGGCGCGCTGACCTTGCCGAGGAAAAAATCAAGGTCGCCAATCACCGTATCGACGACCTCGAGAGAGGAGCAAAATCATGAAAAAGTACACATGGATCAAGGCCGCGGGCATCCGCGCGCTGAAAACCCTTGCGCAGACCGCGATCGCGACGATCGGCACCGGCGCGGTGCTGTCCGAGGTCAACTGGCTCGCCGTCGCATCGGCGTCCGCCCTCGCGGCGATCCTCTCGCTGCTGACCTCGCTCGCGGGCCTGCCGGAGGTCACCGAGTGAGCCGGGACCTGAGCCTGCTCCACCCGAAGCTGCAGGCCATCATCCCGCGCCTGATCGCGGACTGCGCTGCGCTCGGTCTGCCCGTGCTCGTCACCGACGGCATGCGCACCAAGGCCGAGCAGGACGCGCTGTACGCCAAAGGCCGCACCGCGCCCGGCTCCGTCGTCACCAACGTCCGGTACCCGAACAGTATGCACAACTGGGGCGTCGCCTTCGACTTCTGCCGGAACGTCAAAGGCCGCGAGTATGACGATGCGGACGACTTTTTCTTCCGCGTCGCCTCGGTCGCCAAGAGCTACGGCCTCGACTGGGGCGGCGACTGGAAAAGTTTCTCGGACCGGCCGCACCTGCAGCTGGCCGAGTACAGCCTCGACGGCACGACGGCGTATCTGCGGCAGACCTACGGGACGCCGGAGCAGTTTATCAAGACCTGGCAGCCGGTCAAGACCGTCTGCGGCTTTCCGGACGTAGCTGCGGACGTCTGGTACGCCGAGCCCCTAGAGTGGGCGGTCGGCGCCGGTCTGATCGCGGGCTTCGAGGACGGCACCTTCCGTCCGGACGAACCGGTCACCCGCGCCCAGCTCGTATCGATCCTCTACCGCTACCACGCATGGACAAGCGGGAAAAGCTGATCTTTTGCGATCCTCGCGCCGTTGGCACGGTGATCTGCCGCCTGCGCATGGAAAAGGGACTGACGCAGGACGTCTTGTCCGGCCTCGCGGCGATCAGCCGCTCAGGCCTTGAGCAGATCGAGCGCGGCACCCGCCGCCCGACGCTGGAGACCGTCTTCCGCCTCTCCTACGCCCTGCGCATCTCCCCGTCCGCCCTTGTAGCCGAGATCGAAAAGCCGAACACATAAGTATTCAAAAAGCCGGAGGCACAGCCCCCGGCTTTTTCTTTTTGCCCTAAAGAAAAAAACAAAACCGCCGAGGGCTAACCCCTCGGCGGTTTTATCAATGCGACAATTCCGAAAACTTGCGGCAAGAAAAACACCGTCTTGTTCGAATTATCGCGTCTTGGTGATCCCCCTGTCACCTTATCCGAACATTCGGCCTCGCTGGCGGCGCGGTCGATGACCGCGGCTTCCAGCGTCCGGCCGTCGCCGGAAAAATTGTAGGTGATCACGATCTTGTCGTCATACACAAGGACCTTGTCAACGAATGTCTCGATGATCTGCGCCGCGTAGTCCGGATCCTCGACGTCGCCGCCGCGGAAGCGCTCCAGACAGTACGCGATCTCCGCCTGCATCATCGGCACCGGGCGGATCGACTCGCGCGCGATGTCGGCCTGCAGCTGGGCGCGCTGCCCCTCCAGCTCGCGCAGGCGCGCGCCGGTCGTCTCGGTAAAGATCCCGGCCTCGATCGCACGCAGGATGTTGCTGATCGCCGCGCTGCACTCGCGCAGCCGGCTCTCGAGGTACCCGAGCGCCGAGGCCTGCTCATACTCCTCGCGCTGGAGCTCGGCCAGGCGCGCGGAGATGCGCCCGATCATCTCATCCGTCAGGACGCGCTCGGCCGTCAGGCGCACGACCTCACGCTCGAGCCATTCCTTCTTGACCGACTTTTTCCGGCACGTCCGCCGGATCTTATGATTATAACAGCTGTAATAATAATACGTCCGGCCGGCGCAGCTCGTGCCGCTGTCGCCGGTCATCGTGCCGAGACAATGCCCACAGAAGACCTTACCGGTCAGCAGAAACCGCACGGCGCTCTCTCCCCTTGCCCGAGCGGGCGCGGCCTTGTTTTTCGCGAGCTCGCGCTGGACGCGCTCGAAAAGCACGTCGTCGATGATCCGCGGCATGCCGTCCGGCACGACGATCTCACGCCATCGGTACTCGCCGAGGTACCGGCGGTTTCTAAGCATGCGCGTGAGCACGGTGTAGGAGAAGGCGTTTCCCTTCGGCGTCTTCACGCCGCGCTCGATCAGATCGCGGCGGATGTCGGCCATGCTGCGCCCGGAGGCGTAGGCCTCGAAGATCCCGCGCACGATCGCCGCCTCCTCCGGATCCGCGACGAAATGCTTGTCGGCGTCGACGCGGTACCCGAACGGCGGCGCCGAACCGTTAAACTGACACTTATAGGCGCTTTCCCGCATGCCGCGCTCGATCTTCTCGCGCAGCTCGGCGGAGTAATACTCCGCGAGGCTTTCAAGCAGGCCCTCCAGGATGATGCCCTCGGCGCCCTCCGGGATGTGCTCGCGCGCATAGAGCACCTGCACGCCGGCGCGGCGCAGGATCGCCTTGTTCTTCGCGATGTCCTCGCGGTTTCGCCCGAAGCGGTCGACCTTCCAGACAATCACACATTCAAACGCGCCCTTTTTGCTATCCCGCAGCATCCGCTGGAAGTCCGGGCGGTCGTCGGTCCGGCCGGAGATCGCCCGGTCGATGTAGGTGCCGATGACCGTGATATTGTTCGCCTCGGCGTACTGCGTACACTCGCGGATCTGTCCCTCGATCGACTGCTCCGTCTGCCGCTCTGAACTGTACCGGGCATAGATGACGCCGTTCATGCTTTTTTCCAGAATACGCGGACAAAGGGGATCGTGTTCTGATCCTCGTCCTCAAGGCTCTTGATAAATGCGCCGCGGGCGCCTTCCGCGAGATACTGCGCGGCGGCGTCCTTCGGCAGGCGTCCGAGCCGGTCGCCGGTGCTGTCCACGATCCAGACGACGTCGTCGTGCTCATCGTCGCCGGAAAAATAGACGTGCTGACCTTCATAACAGTAAAAGAGATTTTCCTGCACGGCAGGGCTGACGCAGTGCGTCAGGCGATAGACGCGCTCGATGTTGTCCTCGTTCTCCAGCGTCTCGAGCTCAGCAGCCTCGGCCTCGATCTGACGCCGGACGCGCTCCATGCGCTCCTGATTTCGGGCTTCCGCCTCGGCCTTACGCTGGGCTTCCGCTTCCTCGGCTTCCTTCGCCCGTTTTGCTGCCTCCTCGGCTTCGGCTTTCTGCTGGGCTTTCCCCGTGTACCAGCTTACCGCAGAAATGACGGTAAGGATCACGCCGAGCACAACTACCGTGTAGAGCCACGACCGCACCGGCTGACTGTACAGTACGTCGTCGATCATGCCCCACACACCAAAAAACAGGCAGATCGCGCCGGCCAGAAAAGCCAGCAGCATTTTTCCTCCGCGTGTCATTGTATCGCTCCCCTTTCTGTATGACATTCACCACTTTTTAAAAATACCATGAAAAACCTGCTTTGACAACCTTAAAGTCTAATTTTTTCCAAAACCGGACAAATCAAAAATTCCTCTTGACATTATAGAACAACTGTTCTATTATAGTCTCACGCGAAAAACGAAGAATTTGAGCGAAAAGAGGAAATTAACATGTCAAACATTGAAAAACTGGCCGCCTTCATTGACGAAGAAGGGCGGGAATTGCTTCCCGCCTTCCTCCTACTTCTGGAAGTGGGCCTTCATCGCTGTGAACATTGCCTCGAGGAAAACCCGGTCGGCATCGCTGATGTCCTCACCGGGCCGGATCACACCGAGCCTTGATAGCGTGCGCGTGAGCGCCTCGGCCGTGTTCTCAGCTTCATCGGCCGCCGCCTTGTCAGGATCGCCTGACGAGGCGGCTTTTTGTTTTTCTTCCAGAGTCACCGCCACACCTGTCTTTAACAGCAGGTTGATCGCCTTCCCGCGGCTCTTGATCCCGTACTCGGCCTGAAAGGCTTCGACGATCTTCAAAAGCTCCTCGTCCATGACGATCGAAAAGTGTGGCTTGTTGGTCGGCATAAAACCACCTCCCACGCTCTAAGCATATCAAAAAGTGGTGAACTTGTCAAGTGCGAAGTGGTGATAAATTACCAAATATTGTGAACCACTTTTGGACAATATGTATATTGAAGTGAACCACATTTTGTAGTATTATCTTTTTAGTGAACCACCTTACGAAAGGAGTGACCCACTTTGACGGACATGAAACGCGTGACGATCTCGTTCGACGAGAAATCGGAGCAGGCCGTCCAGTACGTCCAGGCAAATGCCGAGAAGAAGATCTCCTACAACGAGGCCGTCCGGCGCCTGGTGCTGGCCGGATTTGAAACCCTCTGCGGGAAAAAAGAAATCCCGGCGGATTGACCGCCGGGAAGGAGTGCAGCATGAAGGATCCGATTTTAACCGTAACCCATGACGCGCAGATCTGCGCACAGGCCGTCGACGAGCTGAGCATGCGCTCGCTCACCCGCGCCTCGCTCGGCTTCGCGCGCCGATTCCTCGACCGCCCCGGCGAGCGGGAGCGCTTCGAGCGCTGGCTTGCCGGAAAGCAGGCCGAGGGGAAATATTTAGACAAGGAGGTGAGCGCGTGAAAAAGCGCAGGGAGCGGCCGCTGATCGAGCGGGACGAAAAGGAGATCCAGCGCGAAATGGCCGAGTACCTCGGCATGCCGAAGGACGCGATCCGCGTGACGAAGGCGGAGCTTTCCGACGGGCGGCAGGTCGCCTACATCCGCGCGGTCTGGAAGCGGGAGGTGAGCACGTGAGACAGAAAAAGCGAAGCGCCCGGCCATGAGGGTATGACCGGACGCTCCGCAGAAGATCAACATCCAGATTATACCACAAAAGAGGGATTTTTGCAAGTGGGCAATAAGTACATCAAGGAGAACTCGACCTGCATGTACTGCGGCGCGCCGACCCGGATGCATGCGCTTGTCTGCAAGCGCTGCCGGGATCTGGACGTCATGCCGCGCAGGCCGAAGACCGACAACGAGCACCGGATCGCGCTGCTCAACGCCTACGCCCGGGCAAAGCGCCTGAGCTACGGCGTCTATATCGCGCGGTACGGCGACGGTACGATCCAACGAGGATCGCCTGCGGGCGGGACCTCATTCGTCACGGCGGACGCCGTGACACCTTCCCCAGAGGGGAAGGCATGAAATAAGGAAAAGGAGATCAACAAAATGCCTAGATGTGTGATTTATGAGGACGACGGCAGCGTCTACAGCGACTGGACCGCGGAGATGGTCGTCGCCTGCGGCTTTTCCAAGCCCGGCTACGTCTACTCCACACGAAACTGTGAGATCAGCGGAACCGATGAGGAGCGTTTCAACTGCAAACTGAATTTGTCCGCACAACTGCAGGTTGAGGCGCGTGAGCTGCTGAGCAGCGCAGTCAAGCAGCTGCCCGGAAATCAGACGGAACTTCCGGAGGATATCGAGCGGGATTATATCGACGCCATTCTGGACCTGGAGAGACGAATGCAGGAAGACGAGGCGCAGCATGCGGAAAGCTAAGGTTTTAATCTGCGCCGCGCTTTCGGCGGCGGCGCTCGGCGGCAGTCTGATCGCCGTCTCCCCGCGCCCCGTGCCGGTCGCCGAGGCCTGC